CATCGACACCTATCTGAACGAGCCCGACGTGGAGGTGCCGTGGCTCGGCGGAGTGGAGGTGAAGTGGACGTCGGGCATCGGGCTCATCGTTCGCAACGAAGGGCGTCACGAGACGCACGTGCTGGTGACTGGCAACGGGCCAGTCAAGCGCATCGTGGGTTGGCTGGACGTGGAGGGGTTGGAAGCCCTGAAGGCAAGTCCGAAGACTGACTTCGGCAACGGTCGGGCGCCGCAGTGGCTCAAGCCGATTGAAGAACTGAACGACTGGGGACTCTTCCCCAAGAAGGAGGCAGCATGAACAAGCACTCGGAGATTCTCGCCGCGCTATCGGCACCCTTCCCACCTGAGGTGATCCGTCACCGCGTAGGTGCCGGGGGCAAGGACTTGACATGGGTGGACGCCCGCACCGTCGCAGCTCGGCTGGATGAGGTGCTCGGCGTCAACGCTTGGGACTTCGCCGTGGAGCCAGTCGGCGACACGCACACGGTCGTCGGCATCTTGACGTGCCGCTTTCCCGACGGCAGCGTTGCCCGTCGTCAAGACTTCGGCTATGAGACAGGCGGCTCGGGTGAGTCGCTCAAGGAGGCTGCGTCAGACGCCCTCAGGCGCTGCGCTTCACTCTTCGGGGTGGCTAGGTACCTTTACGGGGGCGAACGCCCCGCAGCGGGGCGCGTTGCTATGCCTGCGTTGAAGGTGATGAGCCTGCCTCAGACTGCTGCGCCAGCCGTCGGGCATGACACGATGGTGCTGAACGCAGCCATGGCGATGTTCGGCAACGACAACTGCCCTGAGCATGGGCTGCCGTGGACGAAGAAGCCGGGCGGCATCAGCAAGGCGAGCGGCAAGCCGTATCAGCCCTTCTGGGCGTGCTCAGGTCGAACGGACGGGGCCTTCTGCAAGAAGAAGCCCAGCATTGACTTCATCAACTCGCAGGCTGCGCCACTCGGCGAGCCCGAGCGGGCTGAGGAAGACCTCAGCGAGTTGCCGTTCTAGGTCATCACATGGGGGCGGCGGCTGAATACGTCGCCCCCACCCAAACGAAGGAGGAGAACATGATTGACTTCCAAGATAACAATTTGACGCTGCGCGTCGGAGATTGTCGACATGAGCTTCGAGACATGGAGCCAGCGTCAGTGCAGACATGCGTGACGTCGCCACCGTATTGGGGGCTGCGAGACTACGGGCACTCTGGTCAACTGGGGCTTGAGTCGACGCCAGAAGAGTACGTCGCCAACATAGTCGACGTCTTCCGAGAAGTGAAGCGAGTGCTCTCAGACAATGGGACGCTCTGGTTGAACCTTGGGGATTCTTACGCGAGCGGCGGGATGAGCAATCCAAGTTCCAAGTCCACGCTTGGCGGCGGAAAGGATCGCGGCGCGGCGGATTACTCGCTAATCCGGTTAATTCCCGACGGCTTGAAACCAAAGGACCTTGTTGGGATTCCATGGCGAGTAGCCTTTGCCTTGCAGGCAGACGGCTGGTTCTTACGTTCGGAGATTATTTGGGCGAAGCCAAACCCTATGCCAGAGAGCGTGACGGATCGACCTACGCGATCCCACGAGCAGATTTTCTTACTCGCCAAGAGCCAGACTTATTTCTACGACCACGAAGCAATCAAGGAGTCTGCCGTCACTGGCAGCTGGGACGCTCTGCCACCCATTGGAGGGGCCAAAGCAGTTGGCGTCAATGGCAACTCAACATACTCTGGCAATACGCCAGCAAGTGACGGCACGAGAAACAAGCGGGACGTCTGGACGGTCAGCACGAAGCCGTACGCTGGCGCGCACTTTGCCACCTTCCCGCCTGACCTGATTGAGCCCTGCATCCTTGCGGGTGCCCCAGTGGGCGGCATCGTCCTTGACCCCTTCGGCGGCAGTGGAACGACGGGCATGGTTGCCAACAGACTCGGACGCCGAGCCGTGCTGATCGAACTCAACCCAGACTATGCTGCGCAGATCAAGCAGCGAACGGCACAAGCCCCGCTCGGCTTGTAGGAGGAGGAGCACATGGGACTATGGATCAAGTGGGACGCTAACGCTCACAAGGACGATAAGATCGCAACGCTCACGGACACGGAGTTCAGGGCGTTCATCATCGCCATCAGCGAAGCCAAGCAGCTGCGCAGTGGCGGCATCTTCAAGAGCCGGGAGCATCTCAAGGCGTGCATCGGCAGCCACTACGGCAAGGCGATCAGTGGGCTCATCAACAAGGGCCTGCTCGGGGTAGATCAGGCTGGGTTCGTTGCCATTACGGGCTGGCATCGCTATCAGATCGACCCGACATCGACCCGACGTCAGGCTGCGTTCACTGCTCGGCGCCGTTCAGAATCGGGTGGGTTGACGGATAACGGACGCTCTAGAGAGACAACAGAGAAGAGCGAGAGAGAGAAACCCCCTACCCCCTTACAGGCGGGAGAAATCTTGCGGAGGATTGTCGGATGAGAAACGTAGCCTTCATTGGGAAGTCAGGCACTGGGAAGACGACGCTGAGCCAGATGCTCTCGGAGCATCACGGCTTTCAGGTCACCAGCATCGCAGCACCTATTCGAGAGATCGCCGTCATGGCGTATGGCAAGTTCGATAAGAGCATGCGATACCCCCAGCAGACGCTGGGACTCTCTCGCCTGCTGACTGGGCGTGAGCTGATGCAGGAGATCGGCGCTGCCTTGAGAGAGATGGACTCGCTCTTTTGGATGCGCGTGTGGCTTCTTCGGACGAAGCGTGGCGCTGATGACGGCACCCTTGACTCGATCACGTTCGTGGTGGACGACGTCAGGCTAGACGCTGAGCGGGCCTTCATCCGAGCGTGGTACCCAGACACGCTCTTCGTGCGGCTGGTTCGTCCCCCGGTCGGCGAGCTGCAAGAGTGGCAGCATGACATCACTGAGCGACAGGCTGGAGACATGGAGGCTGAGGTGGTACTGGACACCAGCGCCCTCAGTCCCCTAGAGTGCGTGGCGACCGTCCTTGAGGCGGCACGCATGGAGGTGGAAGCATGAGCGACATGGGCGACCTTGAGACTATGGCGGAGATGGTTGGCTTCAGATACGCCAACTGCGCAATCGACACCGTGACCCGAAAGGTCACGCTGCAGTGTGAAGATCACGATGGTCAGACGCTGAGCGTTGAGGCAGACAGCATCAGCGACGCGATGAGCGCCATGATGGTGAAGCTGGGCTCAATGCTTCAGCGGGATGGGCAGACATGGCAGGAGTAAAGGCGAAGCGCGGCGGGCCTTCGTTGCCCCCACGCTGGACGGACTCGGACTGCACTGAGTGCGGCAAGGTCATCGTCGTGGCTGATCCCAAGAAGCCCGTCTTCCCCGCTGCTCGGGTGAAGGTCATCACCTTCAACGGCGCCAAGGGCAACGTGCGCCTGCACTGGCGACACAAGGCGTGCGTCAAGTGAGCCGGGTGAAAGAGTTCACGCTGCGTGGCGAGAAGCTCTGGGCGTCGCAGTACGGCACCAGCGCCGAAGTGTTCGACATTGACGGCATGCCCTACGCCCGGCTCAGCACCTACGTCACGGGGGAGAATCCGCCCGCTGGCTTCTTCTTCTGCAAGGCGTACAGCGAGAACACCGAACTGGTGAACGCCATGATCGAGCAGGGTGCGCTGCTCATCAGCGGCGACCCCATCTTCTTGCCGCCGTTCGGTGCCAAGGTGCTGATCGCCCGGCTCAACTCCGAGCATGAGCAGGTGCAGTGATGGAGGGCCTCATCGTCACGCTGATGGTCGTCCACACGCTGATCGCTCTCGCCATGGGTTGGATTGGGCTGACGCATCACCGCGCCAGCTCAGGCATCGTCGTCACGTGGTTCGGCATCAGCCTGCTCACGGTGGTGGCACTAGGGCAGGCGCTACGATGAGCCGCATGAGTGACCTTGACATTGACCTGAAGAACGCAGCACGCAGCCGCATGGGGAAGAACAACCGCCAACGCGGCAATGGGCTGGAGCGTCGGCTGGCTGCTGAGTTGACTGAAGCAGGGCTCGCTGGTGAGCGGGTGGGGCAATACGGTGGCAAGACGGACGTGCGCGCACTCGGGCTGATCATCAGCGCCAAGAAGGGCGGAGCGTTCAGCGAGCGATTCGATAAGTGGCTCAACGAACTCACGCCCAAGGCAGATGAGGTCGCGGCGCTGGTGGTGGAAGACGCCCCCGGCTCTGGCATCAAGGCGCGTCGCATGGTGGTCATCAGTTGGGAGTCACTCTTGCAGCTGCTGCAAGAGCGTGAGGAGAAGGCATGAAGATCGCACTGGCACTGGCCCTGCTCTTCGCCCCGCTGACGAATCCGCAGCCACTTGGCGAGCCGCCACTCAACTACGCCATGGGCGTGCTGGCGGATCAGCCCGCCGTGCCTGAGGGCTACTTCGTCGGCACTGCGACGTGGTATGACGCAGCCCGTGGCAGTCACTCCAGCTGGTACACCCGCGCAGGGATCACGCTCTACGGCGCGATTGGCGCTGACGTCCGAGCCTACAAGCAGCACCGCTGGCGCACCAGTTGGGACGTCAAGATCACCAGCCTGCGCACTGGCAAGAGCGTCATCGTGCAGGTCGTTGACATCTGCACCTGCTACGGCATCCGCAGTGACCCACACGATCAGCGACTGATCGACCTATCCCCTCAGACATGGGCAGCCCTTGGCGTGCCGCTCTGGCGTGGCGTGACCCCGATCACCTTGGAGGTGCTGCCATGAGCAAGAGCCTACGCCCCGACGTCATCAACAAGCGCGTGCTGGAGTCTTACCCCGGCAGCACCTCAGTCGTCGCCAGCGAGAAGGTCGCCGCTCACATGCGGGAGTGCGGCGTCAAGATCACGGGGCGCACGATCAGGTCATACGCCAAGGCGGAGCGCCGACCGTCCGAGAAGTTCTGCAACATCTTCTCCCAAGCATACGGGCCCTTCGAGCAGGATGACTGGATCGAGCGTGAGGAGTTGCCCAAGCCGTACATGAGCCGCAAGCGACCCGAGATGACTGCAGCTGAGAAAGAGTCACGCCGCCTGCAGATGCTCGTGGCACGATTCTGCAACTGGTGCGTGGGTGGCGACATGGGCAGCAGTGAAGTGTTGCGCTGCCCTGATGCGACCTGCGTGCTACGTCCAGCGTCGCCGTTGCCACTTGCAAGCAACGCAGCCACGAAGCGCGTGGCATCGCCTGACAGGTGGGACTGATGGCATACAATCGCCGCACGCCAGCCCTTGTGGCTGGCCCCCTCCCCGGCGCTGCATCCTCCCAGCGTCGGGGAGCGACTCCCTCACTGCGTGAGCAGGTCGCTGCATACCTGAACGCCAACCGTGACGTCATGCACCTGAAGCAGTGGACGCTCAAGGTGAGTGCCGACATCCCAGCCGACGACTCATGGGCTGACGTCGAAGTCAGTGACAATCTCTGGGAGGCGACGGTGCGCATCTCTGGGGACTTCTTCAAGGAGACTCCCGAGAGCCAGCGCCGCATCCTTGCCCACGAACTGATGCACGTCCACCTAGCCGCCATGGAGCGACTGATGGGCTCACTTGAAGGCGTGCTTGGCTCGCAGGCGTATGAGGTGCTTGAGAAACTCTGGGACACCGAAGGCGAGCGCGTAGCCGAAGCCCTGAGCTTCATCGTGGCTGGCGTGTTGCCGCTGCCTAACTTCAAGGCGTGAGCCCCCTACGCTTCGCCCGTTCGTGCCTGACCTGCGGCATCCTGCAGCGCGTCGGCAACCGTTGCCAGCCTTGCGCCAACAAGATCGTCACGAAGCGGGAGCAGGAGCGATACGGGCCAGTCGGGCGCAGCCCCTACGCTGACCCTGCGTGGCGCAAGCTGAGCCGCGAGATGCGCGAAGAGTTCCCGTGGTGCTTCGCATGTCGAGCGACGACTGACCTCACGGTCGATCACATCGTGCGCCTTCTGCCGGGGCAGTCGCCCGTGGTGCCGAAGCACCTGCTTGCCGTGCTCTGCCGTTCTTGCCACGGCAAGAAGACGAAGCACACCTAGGGGGGTTTAGAATCTGCGCATGAAGAACCTCAAGGTATCCAGCGACGAGCCCTGCGTGTGCACATGCAAATCTGACCCCGGGGGGTTTCGGTGAGCATGGGGCGCAAGGCGATCCCGAACGAAATCAAGAAGAAGCGCGGCACGCTTCAGCCTTCAAGGCTGCCTGCGAAGCAGTCCAGCGGGGTGGCTGCACTGGACAATCTGACGCTGCCTGAGGGCCTTGACCCGATCGGGCAGGGCGTCTGGCTTCGGATCACGTCGGCGTGCGACTGGCTTGCCGAGTCTGATCGAGAAGCGTTGACGATGCTCTGCAAGGATGAGCAGATGCTGGCGATGCTTACTGCTAGGCTGGAGGTGGACGGCGTGGTGCTCTTCACGGATAAGGGCTACGCCTACGCTCACCCGGCTTGGGGGATGCGCACCGCAACGGAGGAGAGAATCTACAAATGGATGAGCTCACTGGGGCTGACGCCAAGCGACCGCGCAAGGCTCGGCATCGCAATGGTGCAGGCAAGGACTCTGCTCGAAGAGTTTCGGGAGAAGTTCGCAGCACTCCCGACTGGCCCCCGCGCTGGCTGACGCCTACCGCGCAGGCTGACCTTGACCGCTCGCAGGGCGATCAAGTCGCTGACTTCGGCGAAGCACTGGTGCCCATCGCCAAGGACTCTATCGGCGGGCTCTCGGGCGAGCCGATCAACTTCCGCCCATGGCAGCGCAACCTACTGCGCCATGCCCTAGCACGCAAGGCAGACGGCACCTATACGCACCGCTTCTTCATGGTTGGCGCAGCCCGCAAAAACGGGAAGACGGCGCTGCTCTCAACCGTGCCGCTGGCGCTCGGACTCTTCGGCGATCAGGGTGGTGAAATCTATTCGGCTGCTGCTGACCGCGATCAGGCGAAGCTCGTGATGGCACACGCGAAGCGTGCCGTCGAGATGAGCCCCATGCTGGCTGAGCAGATTCGAGTCTTCCGTGACACGCTGGAGTTCAAGCCCACGGGCACCATCTGGCGCGCGTTGTCGTCTGAGGCGTACACGAAAGAAGGGCTCAGCGCCACGCTAGTGCTGGCGGATGAGTTGGCGGCATGGCCCAACCGCGATCTCTTCGACGTGCTCTCACTCTCAATGGGCGCCCGTCGCAGCCCGCTCTTCTTGGCGATCACCACGGCTGGGCAGCGCACGGATCAGACGGGCATGGACTCCATCGCCTACACGCTCTACCAGTTGGCACGCCGTCGGATCACGGGCGAGCATGACGACCCGACCCTTGGGATGGCGTGGTACGAAGCCGACGAAGACGCCTACACGCACCCTGAGAAGTGGGCACAAGCCAACCCCGGACTGCTCTCAACGCCGCCACTGCTGAGCCTTGAAGACTTGACGTCAGCGAAGATGCGCACCCCTGAGGCGGAGTTTCGGACGAAGCGCCTGAACCAGTTCGCTGCATCTGGGCAGGCGTTCTTGCCTGCTGGGACGTGGGACGCCTGCGCCGATACCAGCCTGCAGCTGCAAGATGGTGACCCGCTGGTGCTTGGGTTCGATGGCTCTTTCTCGGCAGATAGCACCGGGGTGATCGGCGTGCGCACCACGGACTCCGCCGTCTTCGTGCTCGGACTTTGGGAGCGTCCGATCGACGACCTCAGCTGGCGCGTCCCCGTTGAGGAGGTCGAGATGCGGATGGAAGAACTCTGCAAGACGTACGCCGTCAAGGAGATCAACTGCGACCCGTTCAGGTGGCAGGCAACAATGGAACGCTGGCAGCAGGCGGGCCTTCCCGTCGTTGAGCATCCCCAGAGCCCAGCGCGTATGACGCCAGCCACTGCCGCCTTCTATGATGCCGTCGTCAACGGGCGGCTGAAGCATGACGGCGATCCACGGCTTACCCGACACGTCGGGAACGCTACGCCCTACCAGACGCGCTACGGTGTGCAGGTGCGCAAGGGCAAGGACTCAGGCAAGAAGATTGACTTGTGCGTGGCAGCCATTATGGCGTGGGGGCGTGCTGCTACGCTAGGCGCAACACCTGCGGAGAAGCCGCGCGCATCAGTCGCGTTCATTGAGTTGTAAGGAGTCACATGGGAATCGTTGACCGTCTTCTTGGACGTCAGAGCGAAGAGCGAGCCGTCGGCGGCATGTGGAACGTTGAGGTCGACGCCGCAGGCACCAGTCTCAACGAGAAGAACGCCACCACAATCGGGGCCTTGTACGCCGCCGTGAAACTCTACGCCGACACCGTTGCAACCATGCCCGTCGGCGTCTTCATCCGTGACCGTGGCGTACGTCGCCCCGTGACACGCCCGCGCTGGCTGGACAATCCAGTGCCGAACAATCCGAACTACACCCGCTTCGACCTGATGCACCGAACCGTCAGCAGCTTGATGATTGACGGCAACGCTTTCCTCATGGTGCTGCGTGATGGTGCTGAGATCGTTGAGATCCGCCTGCTTGATCCACGCAAGGTCACGATTCTGCGCGGCGAGAACGGTGCGCCAATCTACCGCGTCAAGACGACAGCGGGCGCCGTTGACTTGACCGCTGACGACATTGTGCACATCACGCTCTTCGGCGTAGGTGAAGATCTGCGCGGGCTCTCACCAGTTGAGCACCACAAGACGACGCTCGGACTTGCCAAGGCGACGACAGAATACGCGGCTCAGTTCTTTGCTCAAGGAGCCTCAGTTTCTGGACTGGTGACAGTCCCGGGAGAGCTCACTGCCGATCAGGCAGAGAGCCTGCGCGCATCGTTCGGACGACGTCACGAAGGGCTGCGCAACATGCACAAAGTGGCAGTGCTCACAGGTGGAGCCGACTTCAAGAGCATGGGCTTCAACCCTTCAGACCTTGCCATCGTGGAAAACATGGAGGCAGGCACGCAGGCGATCGCTCGACTCTACGGCGTACCGCTGCATCTTCTACAACTGCCGGGCGGCAACTCTAGCTTCAATAGCCTTGAGATCATCTCACGAGAGTGGTTGACCTTGGGACTCGGCAGCCTGATTGCGCGGCTAGAAGCAGGCTTCCAGCGGCTCATCGTTGGCGACACCACCTTCATCAAGTTCAACGTTGACAGCATGCTGCGACCGTTGACGAAGGAGCGATTCGACGCCTACGCCGTGGCACTCAACAACGGCTTCCTCAGCCTGAACGAAGTGCGCACCCTTGAGGATCGCCCGCCAGTGGGCCCTGATGGTGACGCCTTCCGCCAGCCGCTGAACATCGGCACCGTAGGTGAGGAGCCGCAGGCGTGAGCTACGTCATCGTCGACCTAGACGGCACGCTCGTTCTTGACAATGAGCAGCCGAATCAGCCACTGATTGACGCACTGAACGAGAAGGTCATGAGCGGCGACACGCAGGTCATCATCGTCAGCGCGCGCAAGATCGACCGCCTGACTGAGACACGCGCATGGCTGCAGGAGTACGGCGTGGCTGGTGTTGAGGAGATTCACCTGAACGACTTTGAGGGCAGCGCCTTCGCCACTGGGCTTGCGTTCAAGGAATACAAGTACGGACTTCTCAAGGAGCAATACGGCACAGAGTTGGAGTATGCAATCGACAACGACCCAGACGTGCGCGCCATGGCGCAGGGCTTGGGGATTGAAGCCTACACGCCAGAGCAGTTCATCACGGACGAAGAGCGCGCCATCGTCAACGTGCCGAACTACGTCGCAGCTGCAGCGAAGGCTGGGCTTGAAGCCTACGAAGGCGGGCTCGGCGGCGACGGCTTGCAGCCAGCCACCATCCGAGAAGCGCGCCAACTTGCCGAAGGGCGAGTGGATGATGAGAAGGTCATGCGCATGGCGGCGTGGATTCGCCGACACCGTGGCGACTGGGAAGGCGTCCCTCAGAACAGCGACCCAGAAGACGAATCCTTCCCCGGCCCGGGAGCCGTTGCCGCCCTACTCTGGGGCGTCAATCCCGTAGACACAAACGGCGCCGATCGCGTGCTGGCTTGGGCGGATAGTATCAACAACACATCGCAGCTTGAGGAGAACTCAATGGCACGAGAGCACGAAACACGCGCACTGCCGCTCGGCGACTTCACCGTCACCGAAGGCGAAGACGGACAGAAGACGTTCACGGGATACGCCGCCGTCTTCAACTCCAACTCTGAGGGCCTGCCCTTCATCGAGCGAATCGCCAGCGGCGCCTTCGCGCGTGCCATCAAGCAGGCGGAGCAGGGGCGCCGCGTCATCAAGTTCTTGCACGGTCACGATGAGAGCCGCATGCTGGCGACAACCGCGAGCAAGCGCCTGACCCTGACTGAAGACTCCGTCGGGCTCAAGGTTGAGGCTCGCCTTGACCCTGCTGACCCAGACGCCGCAGCCGTCATCAGCAAGCTGACCAACGAAGCCAAGGCAATGGGGATGTCCTTCGGCTTCACCGTGCCCAAGAACGGGCAGACGTGGCACGAAGACGGCAGCCGCACCCTGACGGAGATCGGGCTCCTTGAAGTCTCAACGCTCTCGGGGCACACGCCCGCCTACCCGGCAACACTCGGGCTGACCGCCGTGCGCAAGATCGCGCCGAACAAGATCGGCGTGGACGGCGACGCTCTCGTTGAGACTCTTGAAGCCGTCAAGGCTGGCAACACCCTTGACGCTGATCAGACGGCGCTGCTCGACGCAGTGCGCGCCAAGCTAGGCGCAGCACCCGAGCCCGTCATTGAAGCAACTGCCCCGGCTGGCGAGCACCACACGATTGTGGCAGCCCGCCTGAAGTTGGAGCAGTTGAAGGGATAAACTCCCGACAGCCCACGCGCCACGGTTCTTCTGGCTGATCATCAGAAGCGTCGGATAGGTGGCTCGGCGTATTGTGTAAACCCAGACAAAGATGAAGGAGTCCACCATGGACAGCATCAAGAATCTGGCTGAGAAGCGCGCCGCGCTGCTAACTGATGCTTCGGGCATCGTTGCAGATGCAGCAGCCAAGGGCGAAGCCCTTTCGGCTGAGGCACAGGCTCGTTTTGACGCCCTTACTTCGGAGGCTTCAGTTGTTGCTTCCGCCATCACTTCAGAGAAGATCGCTGCTGAGGCCCGTGCCGCAGCCGACGCTGCTCGCTCGGAGAAGGCAGTTGCCTTCGCCCCGGCGACTGAGTCGACCCGTGACCTGTCTGCTGAGCTTCGCCGAATCGCCCGAGACGGCGGCACGGTTGAGCTTCGTGACATCACGAAGGCGACCTTCACGCAGGCAGTTGAGCAGGGTGACCGCTTCTGGATCACCGCTGGTCAGGTCAACCCGTTCGTTGACCCTGCCGTTGTTTCCGTCATCCAGCTCGAGAAGGGCAACGTTCTTGCTCTTCCACGAACGACCGCTCTCGGCACTGCAGCCGCAGTTTCCGAAGGCTCGTCGATCGGTGAGTCGGACGGCACGAACTCGTCCCTCAGCCTGACCCCAGTGAAGTACGCTTCACTCCTTCAGGTCGGAATCGAGACTGTTCAGGATCAGATGTTCGACGTAGCCTCATGGGCCACGGAGAAGCTGGCTGCAGAGCTAAGCGTCGCGCACGGGGCAGTTGCTGCTCCTGCCGTTGCTGCCGCTGCAACCGTTGGCGTTCAGGGTGCGGCAGTTGCCCCAACCTACGCGAACCTTGTCAGCCTCATCTATTCGGTGAAGCAGCAGTATCGTCGCGCAGCGAAGCGCGGCTTCCTTATGAACGACACCACGCTTGGTGCCGTTATGGGCTTGGTTGACGGCGCGAGCCGACCAATCTTCGTGCCGGGCGATCAGAACCGCCCAGACACGATCCTTGGCTTCCCAGTCTATTCAGCCGCTCTCGTCGACAACGGTGACGAAGCTCTCTCGATCGCTTTCGGCGATCTTGGGGCCATCTACACTGCCATCGCTGGGGCGCCTGCAATCGAAGCAGACCGTTCATTTGCGTTCGGAACTGGGCTCATCTCGTATCGCGGAATCCTTCGCGGCGCGACCGGGCTCATTGACCCAAGCGCAGTGAAGACGTTCAAGGGCGCGAACGTCTAATCCTTCGGGACTAGACTCGCAGGCGGCGGGGAGTCGGGCTTCGGCTCGGCTCCCCGTCACCATTAGCAGGAGGGCAACATGAAAGTCCGACTCATCTATCGACTAGACGGCACCCGCAACGGGGAGCCATGGCCCGCAGTAGGCGGCGAGATTGACCTGCCAGTCAGCGAAGCCATCAACCTGATCAACCACGGCTACGCCGTACCAGTGCCTGCTCCACAAGTGCAGGAGCGTGCAACGCTTGAGGAGCAGCCCGAGCGCGCTACACTTCCGAAGACAACCTCCAAGCCACGCAAGGGGAGAAACTAATGGCAGTGACTACTGGGCAGATCGCCGTGACTTCAACCGCAGCGAAGATTGTGACGCCTGACGCCGACGGCTGCCGCCTGATGCTGCACACCGTCGGCAACGCTGACGTCTACGTCGGCACCTCAGCAGTCACCACCAGCACGGGGCTGCTCATCGACAAGGATGCCGCCTACATGGAGCTGCGCCTTCGCCCCGGTGACGAACTCTGGGCAATCTGCGCAACGACTGAGACACTGACCTACATGATTTTGGAGAACAACTGATGAGCTACGCCACGCTTGCCGAAGCCAAGGCGAGTCTAGGGATCACTGACTCGGCAGACGACAGCGCCATCCAGTCATGCCTTGACGCTGCTGATCAACTGATCAACAACTACGTCGACACGAAGGTCGGCTTCGGACAGACGGCAAGTCAGACGCGCTACTACACCGCCGACCGCTTTGACTTCGTGCTGACTGACCCGATCGTATCCGTCAGCCAGTTGGCGACGGACATCAACGGCGATGGCACCTACTCGCAGGTGTGGACGTCCAACGACTACGTGCTGGCTCCGCGCAACGCAGCACTGGACTCTCGCCCCTACACGGAGATTGACACCAGCCCGTTCAGCAATGCCGACTACAACTTCCCCGTCGGGTACCTTGAAGTCAAGGTCACTGGCGTGTTCGGCTGGCCCTCAGTGCCAGCAGCAGTGAAGCAAGCAGCCCTGATCCAGTGTGGTGCCATCTTCGCCAGTCGCACGGCACCCTTCGGCGCAGTCGGGAGCGAATCGCTCGGAGGCGTATTGCGCATGAGCGCAGCCCTACACCCTGAAGCCCGAGCCCTGCTGGACGCCTACCGCCTTCGCGGCGGGCTCGCCATCTGATGAACGACCTCACAATCCATCAAGCCGTAGCGGCTCGCCTAGTCGCAGCCACGAAGCCAGCGGGGTACACGCTCCGAGCAGCCCACGCCACCCCGCCCGACAATCTCGCCGTGGTGCCTGCAGCCGTCTGCATCCCCGGCGGCGACAGCATCTCCTACGGCACGGGCGGCAGCCGCACCACCGTGCTCACGGTCAGCGTGACGATCTACACGCAGGATCAGGCTGACATGGCCCGCAAGTACGCCGACCTCCTCACGTGGCGCACGTGGCTCCGTGGCGTGTTCGACGGGCAGGTGCAGCTCAACACAGCCGACGTCGCTCAGGCGATCGTTGCAAGCACTACACTCGGCACTGACACTTGGGCAGACGTGACGTATCTCACGATCACGGCGGAGCTGCAGGTGAGCATCCTTGAAGGAGTCAACGTCAGTGCCTGATACGCTTCGCACGCTTCTGGTGAAGGTTGTTCAGCCCCGACCTGAGGGCAACGCTTACCTCCCAGCGTCTGACGACGTTGTCGAACTGGACGCCGCAGTTGCCACATCGTTGGCAGCCAGCGGGCTCGTTGAAATCGTAGACAATAAGCCCAACGCCACCACGGCGAAAGTTGAGAAGGAGTCCAAGTAATGCCAACGCTAGGCGCTAAGTCTTTCACGAAGGTCGTCGTCAAGAGCGAGAGCGGCTACGGCACTCCTGCAACTTTCAACGACGCCAACGGCGAGTTGCTTCACACCGACATCGTCGGCATTGTTGACCCGGGCGTCGTCGTTGACTTGGCTGATGATAAGAGCGTCGGCATCCGCCCACGCCGCGTCGCTGCTTCCGCAACCATCACCGCGAAGTCGCCAGTCGTCACGTTCGGCGAAGCGCCTGCGTCACTCCGCACGCTTCCAATCGTCTTCGACTCACTCGCAACCATCACCCCAACGGGCTCTGGCCCATACACCTACGCCTACGCGCCAAGCCAGACGGACGTTGACACGCTGAAGACCTACTCGCTCTACGTCACGGACGGCGTGCAGAAGTTCGTGATCGACGGGTGCGTGCCGACGGAGATCACCCTGAGCGCCGACCAATCGGGCCTTCTTCAGATGGGCACCACGTGGGCAGGGCGCGCACTTACCACCAGCACTGACACCAGCACCGCTGCCTTCGCGCAGCAGTACTTCGTGCCGGGGCGACTCTTCGGACTGAAGACGCACGGCTCCATGATCACCGCGAAGACGGGCACGGGCACCGCCTACTCCAGCTACATCACGAACTGGAGCCTCACCCTTATGCCGGGCGCTGCCCCGCTGCAGGTGTTGAACGGCTCCACCACGAACGTGAACGCTGGCGGCGTCGCCTACACGGGCGCGCTGGACGGCACCCTTGAGTTGACCATCGCATCGAACAGCGCCGCCACCAGCGCCTTCCCAGTCGGGGACATCGGCGCCACGAAGTTCGTGCAGGTGCAGGGCATTGACGCCAACGGCTACGGCTTCACCGCCAACGTGTGCGGCGTCGTTGAGAACGTCAGCGTCATCGGCTCGGAGAGCGACGGGCTCATCTTGAACACCGTGACCCTGCAGCTCGCCAGCAACGGCACGAACTCGATTCTCTGCTGGGTGGATTCACCACTCTCGGCGCGTCCATAAAGTAGCCCGCACTTAGCGGGGAGGAGGAGCACATGGCAAGCACTGACGTCGTCGTCGTTCACCTAGACGGAGAGTTCGCTGGCTGGCACGCCACGATGCGCACGCCTGCACGCATCAGCGCGCGCGTGCTCATTGACCTTGAGAGCGATTCGAACGCTAAGAAGTTGACCGCCTACGGCAAGATGATCCTGAGCGTTGAAGGCTGGAAGGACTGCGACGGCAACCCAACGAACGACCCGCTAGACGGGCCACTCACGGCGCTGAACGCAGCGGCTGAGAAGTGGGCAGCACTGGCGGGCGACGTCCCAAAAGAGTGAGGCTTGCCGCCCGGCAAATCAGCCTAGGGCAAGCAGTCCGTCCACCAGTTGAGATCATCTTCCACATCCTTGCCGAGAAGTTCGGCAAGTTTCCGTGGGAAATCGAAGAAGCCCCGCTAGACTCCGTGCTGCTGGCGTGGGCTCTCCACGTCGAGATGCAACCGAAGGACGTGAAGCGTGGTCGCTAAGGGCAACGAGAAGGTCAGAATCTTCGTCACGCCTGAGTCGCTCAAGGCGACGGACGACCTGCGCCTTGGCTTCTTGGAAGCCAGCAACCCCCGCAAGTTCAAGGCTATGTTGCAGCTCGCCACGCTGAACGCTGCTCGCACCATGGTGAAGCCAGTCAAGGCGAAGGCACCCGTGCGCACTGGACGCCTGCGTGGCGCAGTGGCTGCCCGCAAGGGTAAGAACGACCGCCCGTCGTCCGTCGTCGGAGTCAAGGCAGGCAAGAGCCGGGGCGACATGCAAGGCGCGTGGTACCGCTGGTTTGTGGTCAGTGGCACATCTGGCACCAGAAACACAAAGCGGCAGGGTAGAGTCAACATCCAGCGAGTGCCAGCGCGTGACTTCGTCAAGCAGGCAGTCACAGAGCCAAGCGTTCAGGCGCGGGCCATTGAAGTATTGAACAACACAATCCAAGCCTTCTTGGATGGCACCATCAAATACAGGGGGCGAAGGGGTAGACGATGAACAAGGGCACCATGAACCTAGTCATCAAGGCGATCGACAACGCTACGCCAACCCTGCGCACCATCGGCAAGGGCTTCGGAACTCTCAAGAACACCAGCATCGCCGCGTTCAAGGGCATCGCTGCAGCGTCAGCCCTAGTCGCCACTGCTCTCATTGGCTTCGGGGTCGCAGCCGTCAAGGCTGCACTAGACGACGAACGCTCAACCCTAAAACTGAACGCAGCCCTGAAGGCGCGTGGCATCCTCACTGACGGGCTCAAGACTGCAATCGACAGGCAGATTGAAAGCATGGCTGCACTCGGCATCGCTGATGACGAAGTACGCGCAGGCATTGAAGTCTCCAGCCGCTACTTCAGCAAGCAGGCAGACATCCTTGCCGTCAACGCCGCAGCTGCAGACATCGCAGCCGTCACTGGTGGCGACCTTGCGGAGATCATCACCACCATCGGCAAGGGTGCTCGGGGTTCAACCCGTGGACTCATGGCGCTGGGCATCACCGTCAAGAAGGGCGCTGGCTTGCAGGAGATCCTCACCGCAACGACGGAGAAGTACGGCGGCATCGCTGCCGAGATCGCCAACTCAACGAGTGGACGGCTTGCCGCTGGGCAGGTTCGATTCAATGAAGCCATTGAAAAGTTCGGCTACAAGCTCATGCCAATCTTCCAAGATGCACTTGACTGGATCACGAACAAAGGGCTGCCAGCGTTTGAGGCTGCTCTCGGCGCGCTTGCGCCGATCCTCCTTGACGCCTACGAGAAGCAGGTCATCCCCCTCATCAAGTCAGTCGACGATCTTGCAAAGTCGTTCGGAGCAACTGGCGGCGCCATTGAAGTATTCGCCACCGCGACACAGATCGCACTCTTCCCACTGCTCAAGTTGATGGAAGCCATGAAAATCATCATTGACGGGATCGCTGCGGGGATCCGATTCATCACGGGAGCACCCGATCCCAACAACGTACTTCCGACGGGCGCCTTCACGAGCTACGCTGGCGGCCCGTCTTACCCCGGCGCGCCAACATCCAGCACGCCACCGCTCACGGTCGTCATCGGCAACAAGCCAGTGGACGGCGTAGTGCGTGACTCCATGGGCAGGATTCTGGGCACCACCCCCGGGCCACGCTAAGTCATGGCGACGCACCCCTTCGCCATCATCGTTGACGGCGTCAACAGCGGCGCCAACATCCTTGACGACTACAGCACCGCGAGCCCAGAGACGCCATGGGTTGACCCTGAGACGGTCACGCTCACGCAAGACGCCAACGGTGAGGGCGGCTCTCTCCAGTTCGAAGTGGTGCAGGTCAAGACTCCGGGCGGCGGGCCGTGGTGGAAGTCAGGCGCAGTCAACGACAACGCGCGCGTGCGCTTTCAGGTTAGCGGCACCACCACCTTCTTGGGATACATCGTGCAGATTGACGCGCAGCTCGCCGAGAACGGACTGGGCACCCGCGCGCTGGTCATGGCGTCTGCAGCCTCATCGTTCTTGGATAAGATCATCGTCTACAAGGGGCGCCAACTGACGGGCACGAAGTCGGGATACACCAGCAACTTCAAGATCGGCGTAAGTGGTGGATCAGATCAGGCAGCCGTCACCGCGCTGGTGAGCAAGGCAGACGCTGCCATGGCGTTCAGCACGGGCACCAGCGGGCGCACCGCCAACCGCCTCATCGTCAACACGAACACCACGCCAACCTACACGGGCACGAGCGTCGTCGTCGGGCAACTCAACATGGTGCCCGGCACGCTGCGCTCATGCCTTGACACCATCAAGGAGGCAGCCGAAGCCATTGACGGGGAAGAACGCCGCTACTGGGTGGCGCCGAGCGGCACGATCAACTATGCCCGACTGGGCAGCGCCGTGCCGACCTACGCCAACGCCCCCTTCAAGGTCGTCACCACGGCGACCTACAGCCCCTACGGCTCTAGCTCAGCAGCGGCAACGCTGCAGGTGCGCAACCTTAGCGTCAGCCTTGACCATGACGTCATCGTCAAGAAGGCACGCTTCGTCTTCAACACGAACGCTGATGACTGGGACGCCCAGATCAGCGGCGGCGCCTACACGGTGAAAGATCCGTATGGTCGAGTCTACGATCAGGCAGCGCCGAACGGTGCAGGCATGACGACGCGCAACGGCCCACGCCCAGAGACGATCATCGGCGTGACGCCGCAGCCTGCGAAGGCAGCGTCGCCAACCTACTGGACGGCAAAGATCACGGACTATGGCAAGAAGTACTTTGGGACGGACACCTACCCCAACCGCGCCGCGCCGCAGCGCAGCATCACCTTCAGCGTGCGCGGGGCTGATACGACGAACAACCCGTACGGCTTCGCCAACGGATACCGCCAGACGGCGCCGAGCACCTTCGTGCTGCAGAGTGGCTGGGAGGCTGGGCAGTACGTCAGCATCGCGGCGTCGTCGCTCGACCTCAGCGGGCTATACCGCATTGAGTCGCTCACCATGTCCTTCGAGCCGGGCTCTATGATTCGCCAGTTCGACTTGACGTGCGAGCGGGTACCGCGCAATCCGTTGAAGAAGTTCTTGCAGGGGTAAGAGATGATTGGAAAGTTTGGATCGGATCAGCAGCAGCTCGCCACTCTAGGCGGCGGCGTCATCAGTGAAGACGGTGCAGTGCTCATCAGTGGCGAGAGCACCAGCTCACGCAGCCTGCTCGCAGGGCCCGCCCTGCTCAGAGAAGCCCAGACGTTCGTCGCCAACGGTGACTTCGCCATCCCGCCTGCAGACCCAGCCGCTGCAATCGGCACTGATAACGCACTGCCGTACTTCACCGCGCAGGACTTCGGCAACGGCAGGATTGTCGCAACGATTGAGGATGCGCCCCTTGCGGCTGGTCAGAACATCTTGCGCTTCACCATGACCAACGCCATCGACGGTGACTTCTTCCTGATGGATCGTTTTATCTCGGTGCCAACGTCGCAGGCTCGAACGTTCGGCAATCAGCCGCGACTCTCAGTGGTCGCCGCGACCTCATCGGCGAACTATAACGCCTACATCTTTTCTCAGTACTATCAAGAAGACCTGCAGACATCAACTGGGACTGGATCATCAGGAGCTATAAGTGGCGCGGACATTGCAACGGCACTGGCTGCAGTGACAAGTGCTGGAGTTGAATACCAAACCAATCCGAACGGCACGGGCGTTGCTCCGGAAGACGCTGCCTTCCTTGTCATCAGAGTCGGCGTCTTTGTCACTGGCAACGTTTCGGCAGCAGAGCTTGACTTTGCAGAAGTGCGAGTTGACCGCTCAACGATCCAATACCTTGTCTCGGAGCAAGCCTTCCCTGACCTATACGGCCCTGCATCTGTTTATCTGTATCAGGGCAACCTGGTTTTGCTCAACGGGGGCGTCGTTGGCTCGGAGCCAAAGATCGTTCTCAACGCTCCTTCAGGCGACATCACCGTCAACGCTACGCTACAAGGCAAAACGATCAGCCTCACCAGCGCATCTCGAACTGCGAGCACGGTGACCATTGTGACCACGAGCGCGCACGCACTAGCGACTGGGTATGAGGTCATCGTCGCTGGCATCACTGGCGTCCCCGGCACCACGATGAACGGCACCTTCATCGTGACGGTGACGAACTCGACCACGTTCACCTACACCGCAGCTGGCACGGCTGGCTCTGGCACGGTGACTGGGGCAACAGTGAAGAGCGGCCCAGGCTCAGGCATCATCTACCTCAAGCCAGCCGCCACCGCCGCAGGGCGCGTGCAGATTGACGGCCCTAACTCAAACTGGCTTGCGCGCGTCACTGCGACTGCGGCGCAGTCGCTCACCAACAACACCGCAGCCAAGATCACCTTCAACACTGCAAGCAGCACGCCAGACATTGACTCATACGATCCGAAGGGCTGGTTTGATAACGCCAACGACAGGATCGTGATTGGTCAGGCTGGCTTCTACAACATCACCGCCAATGTCGGCTTTGCCACCAACGCAACAGGTCGTCGGCTCGTGCAAATCTATGTCAACGGATCAGACCGTGGCGGCGTGCAGGTAGCCGCACTTTCTGGAGCCACAACAATCCTAAGCGCTTCAACCAATGTGTATCTTGCCGTCAACGACTATGTGGAAGTATTCGCGCTGCAGCAGTCAGGCGGAGCACTCAACACAGTCTTTGTCTCAGGCGTGTATCCGGCACTTAGCGTCGGAAGGATTGGTGCGTGATGGACGCTGAACTTGCTGCACTAGATCAAGCAATGGCCGCGTCAGCAGTCCACGGCTGGCAGGTGATCTTGCTCGACCAGATTGACGGCGTGTGGACTGCCCAAGCATCCGACAAGCTCGACGGCGACCCACTGCTCACAGGCACCGGCGCAACTCGAACTGCCGCGCTGCTCGCGCTGACTGCCGCGCTGGAGGGGGCATGACGCGCAGCCAAGCCGACGCCATCCTTGAACGACTAGACGCGCAGAGCGCCAAGATCGACCGCCTGCAGTCAGAGATTGACCAGATGAAGGGCGGGCTCACGGTGCTCAAGGCGATCGGCGCCTTCTTGGGAGTTGGGGGAATCGGCGCGCTTCTGGCGTGGCTTCAACAGCAGGGCAAGTAGTGCGCCGCGTACTCATCCCGCTCGTGGCTGCCGCCATGCTCTTCTGCACGCTGCCAGCGTTGGCGCAGGATGAACCCCAGCACGGGCTGACGATGACCGTCTACCCGGAGGTGATCGTTGGCACTGGCCCGTGGGAGACAGCGCCCACCACTGAGCCCTGCTTCGTCGGCATCGTGCCCAACATCGACTTCATGTGGGGCGGCGACGCTCCAGCTGCAGGCTGCCCCGCCGACTTCTTCATGGTGCACTTCACTGGCTGGATCACCGTCCCAGAATCGGGCGCGTGGGAGTGGCTGAACTGGAGTGACGACGGCTGGCGCATGACCATCGGCGACTTCGTGGCGCTGGACGACTGGAACTTCCACGGGTGCGGC